AGAGTCGGCACAACTTCTTTCTACTGCTCATCGTGTTATTGATGGCAAAGAACAACAAGGTGTAACCAAAACTGGTCGCAAAAAGAAAATTTGGCTTATGCACGATGCTCGTGATAATGTTTTATATCAGGCGACTCATATAAATCATCCTTCAGCTGTTTGGTGCCGTACTTCTATAGAAAACTATCATTGGCTTGCCGAACATTTTTTCGCTCTTATGGAAGAGTATACATATAGATATGGTAAACAACATAAATGTTTCGGCGAACTTTCATACATGCTCCAGTCACCTCCTAAAAATTTAGGAGAATATGATTGGACTACTATGCCTTCATGTATGCCCGATGAATATAAAGTTATCAACGATCCTGTTGAAAGCTATCGTAATTACTACCGTGTCGGTAAATTAAAATTACATAAATGGACAGGTCGTAATCCTCCGGAGTGGATTAATGGATAAAAATCAACAAGCTAAATTTCATCGAAGAATGTCTGTATTAATTAAACCAATTGATGCTCAAATTTTGATGACTGATGATAAGAACGAAGTACTTCTTCTTGCAATTGCAATGTTACAAAGAGTTGTTAAAATATTAGATAATCAATATGGTCGTGAAGGTAGAAACGGCGTTTTAAAGGATATGATGAACAAATGAGTTATTTTACTGATGTTAAAGATTTCCAAACAGCATTCGGTCAACGTGTTGGCGAAAAGCCAGAACTACCTGACGCAAATGAACGTGTTTTGCGTATGAGATTGCTTTCGGAAGAATTTGAGGAATATCGTAATGCTGAATATGATAATAATATTGTAGAGATTGCTGATGCTCTAGCTGATATTATCTACATTGCTTGTGGTACAGCTGTATCATACGGTATTCCTCTTGATGAAATTTTCAACGAAGTCCATCGTTCTAATATGGCCAAGCTAGTTGATGGTAAAGTAATTCGTCGAGAGGATGGTAAAATTCAAAAACCAGAAGGTTGGAATCCTCCTGATATTAAAAAAATACTTGACAAATATACTATATAATAGTAAACTTTATATATGGTCGTAAATTGGAGTATAAACAATGGTTGAAGTATTAGTAAGAAAAAAAATTGATTCAGAAGAAGTTCTTGGTACATTTATTACATGTAAAGAATATACAGATCGTATCATTAACGAAGATTGCGATCTTTATGCCGAAGATCTAGATGGTTCTACTTCTGAAGAGAACATCATTTTTAAATATCGTAAAAATGTTTTTACTAAAGAAGAGATGGATGCAGCTTATGCTGGTCTAAGAGAAGCCGCAACAGAATCTCAAAATCGTGGTATTGCTGCTGGACCTCGTGGCGATCAATTAGGTCAAGAAGGTCGTGGTAATCGCGATTGGGTTACGGCAGAACAAATCGAAATCCTTTCATTCCTTGCTCGTCCAGAAAATACAATTGATGATGGTACTACTCTTGAAACGATTCGTGAGAGCCATAAGAAAGGTTCTAAGGAAGAAACTCGTGGGCAAGTTTGGCTTCGTTCAGCTGTAACTGCCAAGTATCCGGAGTATCATGGTTGGTTTGATAAGTGGGTTGCTGGCGTTCATAATATGTCACGTCAGGAACAGATTGAAGAAGCTAATCATATCATCAATAATTATATTTCCGAAACGAATTATGCCCAATCAGTTATGTCTGGTATTGCTGGTTATTTTGATCGTTATCCACGTATTCCGTATGGTCGTGAAACTTCTTACACTGAAAAGAATCGCGATAAATTTGCTATGGCATTTCCATACTTACAAAAACTTAATGCGCAATTCCGTGAACTACTTCCGAAGCGTTGGGCTAATCAACGTAAAGAAGCCGATAAGTTAGATCCACGTTTTCTTGTTGAAGGAACGGTATTTACCACTTTAACAGTTAATCATAACTGGCGTACGGCTTGTCATCGAGATGCTGGAGACCTTCATGAAGGGTTCTCTAATATTTGCGGTATTACTGGACCAGAAGGTAAAGGTTGGAAGGGTGCTGAGTTTATTCTTCCAGAGTTTCGTATTGCTATTAATTTACAGCCAGGAGATATGTTGCTTGTAAATAATCATGGCGGTATTCATGGTAACGATGAACTTCTTGGGGATGATAATGACCGCCTTACATTAGTATCATATTTCCGCGAGAAAATGGTCGAATTAAAATCTTGGGATTACGAAAATCTTCGTAAACAATATGTCGAAGAACGTCGTTCTAATAAAGATCATAAGTTTCATCGTCCATTATGGAATGGCGTATCGCCTAATATGTGGCAAGACCAAGAGTGGTTTGATTATATGTTAGCCCATAACATTGCTGATCCTTATGCTGCAGAACGTACTAATAATTTAGATAGTTTCTTTTCATGAAAATAGCTAAAATTTGTAATGAATGGGAACTTCCTTTTGATATTGAAATTAAGAGCGAGGATAGTGTAAGTTTACATAATCGCTCTTATATTCATTATGCTGCAGATCATTCTGATTTAGTCGCAACTAAATGTTGGGCAACTAAATGGCTTCTTGAAAATGTAGTTGATCCAAGTCAGACATATTCTGTAATTGAATATATGGCAGGTATTGGTGTTCAAACACTTTTAATTCAGAAATTATTTAAAGTTTCAAAACATATAACTGGCGAATTAGATCAAGGTTGTGTAGATCATCTTTCTAAAAATACTTGGGATTATCCTATTATAGCAGTTCATCAGGATGCGCAGAAAGCTCTCCTTGAAGAAGATAATAGCGATCTTAAATTTTTAGACCTTCCAAATTCTAGTATATTACAAACTACAACTAAATGGAAAGATGGGTTTAATAAACTATTTGAGTCTAATCCGAAGTTAGTTGTATGGACAGATACATCTGTTACATATCCTATGTCTATTCATGGACAAAAATATGGTGAAATTCTCTCGGCAAAAATTGGTGATAAGTATGATTATGTGAATGCTTATTCAAACTGGTTATATGGTAAGTTTGGATATAGTATTAAAAGAGCTGCATTTAGAGCAAAAAATGCCGTTTATTTTGCAGCCGTTCAGGGAAAACACAATACAGAAATGAAAGAGTTTCCTTTGGCTGATAATTTAGACGGTTTCTATTTCATCGGACAGGAAGGTAATACTCTTGACAACTTCTTCTAATCAATTAATAGGTCGTTGGTCGGATTTAAATTCAGAACCAGAAGTTAAAAATTTAGTAGCTGGTTTAGATTTCCGTGAGCCAAAATATCGTCGCGAAGTTTTCCTTCGTTTTTATGAATATCATCTTAAATATAAATCGCATCCAGGAGCAGTTTATTTTGCTATGCCTTGGCTTGCGAATAAATTTAATATGACTATGGAAGATAAACTTTGGTTTGCTTTCATTAATGGTTGTTCTCAAAACATATTAACAACATATATGATTTGGAAAAAATTTCCAACTTTAAAAGATTTAAATATTGAAAAACTAGATAGTTGGTGGAACGAAGTTCAGCATAAGTACAAAGCTGGTTCTGGTTGGGATTCTGATAGAAAATATTTTAAAGCAGGTAAAACTGGATTTCCTAACTGTGTTAAATCATATAAAGATAATGTTGATAAATTTGGTTCTCAAGTTGAGCTATTCAATAGTTTAAACAATACAGATAACAAATATACTAATTTTAGAAATACATGGGATTATGTAAGAACTAATTTTATGTCTTTTGGCAGGTTATCTACATTTTCTTATCTAGAATACCTACGCATTCAAAAAGTTAATTTAGATTGCGATGATTTATTTCTAGAAGATATTAACGGTTCAAGATCTCACCGTAATGGTTTATGTAAAGTTCTTGGTCGTGATGATTTAGATTGGTGGAAACAAGATCTAAAATATCAACCAGAAACAATCGAATGGTTAAAACAAGAAGCAGCAGTTCTTTTAGAAGAAGCCAAAGCTAGAATAGACCATGAAGATGTTTGCTACTTTACATTAGAGTCTACTTTCTGTTGTTATAAATCTTGGCATAGACCAAATAGACGTTACCCTAATGTTTATATGGATATGTTTTATAATAGAATTAAATATGCAGAAGAAGAATGGGGCAACGAGTTTGATATATTTTGGGAAATGAGACAAGACTGTTTACCTAAACATCTTCGTCTTGAAGATAATCCAAATGATCCAGGACTCGTTTCTGATAAACAAAATCACTATTTAACAACTGGTCAAGTTATTATGATGAATGAAGAATGGGATTGTTTTAAAAATAATTTTAATTCTTCTAGAGGTATTGAAAGGTTTTTCGAGTGAAAATTATTGCTATTGGTGGAAGTCCTGGATGCGGTAAAACTTCTTTGATGTGGAAAATTGTTAAAGATTTAAAAGTAGAACCAAAGTATACAGAGTTTAAATTAGTTCCATATTTACAGAAAGATAATATCTACATCCTTGGTAAATATGAAGAAGGCGAAGTATTCGCTGGAACTGATAGAATGTCGATGGCGGTTCAACCAGAAGCTATTAAATTTCTTTCGACATTACCAAAAAACTCTATAGTATTGTATGAAGGTGATAGATTATTTACATCTTCGTTTCTTGAAGATTGTATGGATAAGTATGAATTAAAAATTATTAATCTTACAACAAGTAAAGAAGTTCGTGAAGAGAGATATAAACTTCGTGGGAGCAATCAAAACGAAACTTGGCTTGCTGGTCGTGAGAGTAAAATAAACAATATTTTAACCAATATGGTTTTAATGTTCAATGTTGAAAATTATGAAAATAACACTTTGAATAATCAGAATATAGTATATAATAAAATTATGGAGTTGATTAATGAGTGAATTGAAAAGTGAAAGTGTTGGACCTCTAACCGCCCAAGATATTAATCTTTTGGGCACTCCAAGTTTTGGCATGCGAGATAATGTTGGTAAAGTTTATTTCAATGAGATAGTTCCAACTAAAGATATACATCTAAAAAATATTATGCCTCTCTATAAGTATAACGAGAATAAATATATTCAAGAAATTTCTAGCTATATAAATAAGACATACAGCGAACATTACTCACAAAATAAATTCCAAGCAACAGAGTTCATTATTGACTCTGGGCATGGTACAGGTTTTTGTATGGGTAATGTTATGAAGTATGCCCAGCGTTATGGTAAAAAAGGTAGTCGTGATGACTGGAGAAAAGACTTAGTTAAAGTGATTCACTACGCAATGATGCAATTACATGTCCATGATAATGAAGGAAGTAAATAATGGAAATTAATAT